CATTGATGTATTACGAAACAAGATTAAGAACTTTGCTTCTACTGTATCACTATCTGGTGGTAAAAAAGTAGTCATAATAGATGAGGCAGATTATCTAAATCCACAATCTACACAACCTGCATTGAGAGGCTTCATTGAGGAGTTTCATGCGAATTGTAGATTTATTCTTACTTGTAATTTCAAGAACAGAATTATAGAACCTTTACATAGTAGATTTTCAAATATAGAATTTAAAATTAATCCTAAAGATAAACCTAGATTAGCAAGTAAATTATTTGAGAGAGCAGTATTTATTCTTAAAGAACAAAATATTGACTATGAAGAAAAGGTCCTTGCAGAATTAATCAAGAAACATTTCCCAGACTTTAGAAAACTCATTAATGAATTACAAAGATATTCAGTAAGTGGTTCTATTGATGCTGGTATTCTTGTTAATATAAGTAACGAAAATCTCAAAACCTTAATGACACATATTAAAGGTAAAGAGTTTGGTGATATGAGAAAGTGGGTTGTGAATAATTTAGATAATGATCCTGTTAGAATTTTTAGATCCATATATGATAATCTTTATGAAACGCTACAACCAGAAACTATACCTCATGCTGTTTTAATTCTTGCTGATTATCAATATAAATCAGCCTTTGTTGCAGACCAAGAGATTAATTTTGTGGCGTGTTTAACTGAACTTATGTCCCAAGTTAAATTTAAATAATGGCTTACGATTTATTTAAAGATTATCTTCCTGCAATAAATTATACTAAAAAGAATCTTATGGATTCTGATGACCCTATGTGGGAGAAGAAGTATCCTGCTTTTATGGTCAATAAGATATTGTCTGGTTTTTCAGATACGATAATGCTTGCCAATGAAATGAATCGTAATCATTTTGTTGATAGAGATATGCAATTTCAATTTCTACTAAATAGTATAAAGGCAAAGAAAAGGTTTACTCCTTTTTTAAGGTCTGAGCGAATAGAAGATATTGAGTGTGTAAAAGAGTATTATGGTTATAACATGGATAAGGCTAGGACTGCTCTTAAAATACTCACTAAAGAACAATTGAAATTAATTAAACAAAGATTATTCAAAGGTGGGACAAAATGAATGAATTAGATAATAGTTGGCATCCAGAAAAGATGCTCGAAGTACAGTTAAAAGAACCAGATGACTTTCTAAAAGTTAGAGAAACATTAACAAGAATTGGAGTTGCATCAAGAAAAGATAAAAAGTTATTCCAGTCTTGTCATATACTACACAAACAAGGTAGATATTTCATAGTACATTTTAAAGAGTTATTTGCATTAGATGGTAAGGTAGCTAACTTTTCTGAGAATGATACTGAACGAAGAAATACTATCGCTCAGTTATTAGGAGATTGGGGATTGGTTGCTATATTAAATAAAGAGATTGCAGAAAAGAAAGCACCTCTATCACAGATTAAAGTTTTATCATTTAAAGAAAAAGGTGAATGGGACTTACAAGCAAAGTATAACATAGGTAAAAAAGTAGAAGATGAGAGCACCGAAGTTTAAAGAATTTATATCTGAAGCCAAAAGTAATAATAAGTACAAAGTGCTTGTTGTTTCTGCTGAACCAGAATCTGCTAATCAAAAACTATTTCGTACTGCTAGAAGAATTGTGGAAGAATGTGAAAAGGCAGGTCATAAAGTTTATGTAGTGAAAGTTGAAGGCGCTTTTATTGATTACAATGATGGTATATATAAAATATTTAACGAAGGTGATGAAAAAGGATTTGAAATAAATCGTTCAGACACCATAGCAATTGTTCGTGGCTCGGTTAGATTGAAAAAAAGTTATTTGGATTTAGTATCTAGACTTGAGAAAACTGGTATCTGTATGGTTAATAGTAGAGATACAATAGAAATATCATCTGATAAGTATAGGTCTTATGTTAAGTTAATGGACTTTGGATTAACACAACCTAAAACAGCACTTATACCTAATGAAGATAACTGGAGAAAAGCATTTGAAAGTTTAGAAACAACCTATCCTATTATTATGAAAACACTAGAAGGCTCAAAGGGCGTTGGTGTTTTGTTTATAGAATCTGAAAGACAAATAGAATCCTTAATACAATTACTTTATAGTCAAAACGAAGATATAGATTTATTAATTCAAGAATATATTAAAACTGATGGAGATATTAGAGTTATAGTTTTGGGTGGTAAGATTATTGCTTCTATGAAAAGGGCAGTTGTTGAAGGTGACTTTAGGTCTAATGTTTCTCAAGGCGCTGAAGTTAAAGAGTATGAATTATCAGAATTAGAAATTGAACAATGTCTATTAACCTCAAAAGCAATTGACGGCTCTTGGACTGCTGTAGATTTTATTCCTTCAAAGAATCCAAAAAAAGATCCACCTTACATATTAGAAGTAAATCATTCACCAGGTACTGAGGGTATTGAAAAAGCAACAAAAAAAAATATTGTTAAGTTGATTGTTGAGCATTTTTCTAATAAACAAAATAGGTATTCTACTCCAACTCAATGCGGATATTTAGAAACTGTATCAATCAAACCGTGGGGTGATATGGTAGCAAAATTTGACACAGGTAATTCTGTATATTCAGTTATTCATGGAGAAGATATAAAAATTTCAGGCGATAAAGTTTCATTTACTCTAATGGGTAAAAGAAAAACTTTTCCATTAGAAAAAACCTATAATGTTAAAGTAGGTTCAATTAGAAGGCATAACGAAGAGCGACCAGTTATAAAACTTGATATAGAGTTTGCTGGTAGTTTATATAGAGAAGAATTATTTGGCATTGATGATAGAACAGAAATGGGCACAGAGGTTCTTTTAACAAGGAGAATAATGTCTGATATGAATGTGCTGGTAAACCCAGCAAGAAAATATGTGGTTACAACAAAATATAGTTTAGACTAGACGCTTTACAAACTAACTAAAATGTGTTATAATATAATATGAAAAGGAGTGAACATGGCAAGAAATCATCAGACAGAAAACCCACTATTTAAAGCATTAATCAAACAATATGAATCAGATATTGCAAGTGCATATGCTACACTAACAATTTATTTTGATAGCGCTGTAGGTATAGGAGAACATCCTCAACACCTAGAAGAAATGGATAAACTAGTTGATAAAATAGCATCAGCAGAAGATAAACTAAAATCATTGAACAAACATTTTAATAATACACAAATATAATTAATGAAATTCTATACTAGCGTTCTACCGTATCACGGCAAACTATTAGTGCGAGGTATTGATAAAGATGGTAGTCATAAGAAATTTAGAGTTTCTTATGAGCCTTCTCTATTTACTCCAACACAAAAAGAATCAAAGTATAAAACTTTAGATGGTCGTAATGTTGAAAAGCGTAAGTTTAATAGTATATCTCATGCTAAAAAATGGATTGAAGAATATAAAGATGTAAGTAATTTTGAATATTTTGGTAATACAAGATATCAATATCCATTTATTGCAGAGGTATTTCCTGGTAAGATTAACTGGGATATAAAACAAATAAAAATACTAACTATTGATATTGAGTGTGAAAGTGCAAACGGTTTTCCTGATCCAGGTAAAGCAGAAGAGCCTTTAATTTGTATTACAGTAAAAGACCATGCAAGAAAAAACATAAAAGTATTTGGCATAGGTAATTTTGTAAATGACCGTGATGATGTAGAGTATGTAAAATGTTCAAGTGAAATAGATTTAGTACATCGCTTTACAGAATTTTGGTGTAAGTATCAACCTGATATTATCACTGGTTGGAATGTAAAGTTTTTTGATATACCTTACCTAATGAATCGTTTTACTCATCTTATGGGTAAAGAATATCTTTCACAATTTAGTCCTTGGGCTGTTGTAAGTGAAGGTAGTACTAGAGTTACAGCTAAAGGTTATAATCAAGAGCAAAAGTATTGGGACATCATGGGTGTTTCTATTTTAGATTATCTTGACCTATATCGTAAACATACATTTGTTAGACGAGAAAGTTACAAACTAGATTATATTGGTGAAGTAGA